TATCTTATCTTCTGGCCCACCTCGCACGGATTCGGAACTCTACGACCCTTCTTGTCGTACTCCCCCGGCCCGACCGCGACCACTTCACCCATATTGAAGTTCTCTTGCATAATGACCGCAAGAATGTCGCTCTTTGTTCGCTCAATCGGCTTGACTAGAATCCGGTCGCGCAGGGGCTGGATCATTTTTTCTCCGCTTTTTAGGTAAGTCGTCAATGATTGCTTTGCTTTGGAACTCTCCGCACCATTGGCTATCTTGCTTCATGACGTAATCCGGGTATCTTTGGCACATTCCAAACTTACCAGCCGCCTGAAAGTACCTACAAGTTCCGCAGTTCACTTCTGGTAAATCTCGCCATAGTTGTTCGTGCCCATCTTGGTGTCACGGCCCTTCATGGTCATCTTCTCGCCCATGGGCTTATTCTTGCCGCCCTGCTGGACTGAATTCTTCTTGGGCTCGGAACGTCCACCCTTGTCGTTGCAATGCTTGGGTACTTCAAAATTGATCTTAGACATGGCTGCTCCTATTTAAGGTTCTCAAGTTTATAAATGGTGGTGTTGATCAGATCCGTAATCCCATCTATCAGGTTCTGGATCTCTGAATCCTGTGGAAGATCCTTGCGGGTGTCATCCACATAGCTCCGCAGGGCCTTCATATACGCAAGCGGGTCTTTGTCCATGTAGACCTCTTGCTCCTTGTCCACCTCGCCAAATATCCCGTTGCGACCCATATAGGTCTCAACCAGACCGTCAACTAGGTCAGGCATAGTCCCGTAGAACTTACCCAATGCTTTATGGGCAGAGTAGCTAGTAGTCTGCCAATGATAAACGTGAGCGCAACTTGCGGAGTGCAAGAGGTTTAGCGCGAAAGATTCCATTTCACCCATGTTGTGATTCTGCACTTTCCTCAAGGTTCACGCAATAGACATTTACTAGCCGTGGCCCTGTCTTGGCGTTGGTTTCCTTACCCTTTTCGCACCGGATCTTATTCGTTGCCACCAGCTTAAATAGCACCGCCTTGACCGAATGGTTCTTCGCATGGGTCTTAATAGAAATCTCCCGCCTCGTTAAGTTCGGGTACTTTCTTAAGACTTTCAGGATGTCTCGGCTCAGAAACGGCCTACGGGTGCGCTTTTGGGGTTCCATCACGCTATTATAAACTGTTAATGGGAGGCGTTTGTGTACAACAACCGGATCTCACGTCGCTTCCAGCCGTTACGCCTCCCTCGATTAGTCTAACCTTGATCATGCCTAATTTTTGATCTGAGACTTTATAAGTACAGGTCATTCTGTTGTCGTTTACCTTCCATGCGTCCGCAAGCCCGTCCTGACCCGCCTTAAATGCGCCAATCATATTGTCTTGATCCCGCCTCCTATTGTCTGGGGGGTAGAACTCCACCTCCAGATAGATTGGCCCCTCCTCTGGAATCTCCCACTTCTCTTGCAGGGCCAGCATCCTCACCGCAAACCGGTACTTTTTTTTGGCTGATGCCTGTGGAGCCCAATGGCCTGAGTAATTCGGACTCAGTTCCTTGGGGGGCCACGGCAGGGTAAGCCTAGCGGGTGAGCTTTTCGATTGTGTCATTAAGTACGCTCAGTTCAGTCTTTTTGAATACGTTCCAAATGGCCTTGCGACCATGGATGCCGTTATGGGAACCCTGATGGCAGTCCTTACAAAGGGGTATACAGGTGTACTGGAGCCCTTGTTCTATGTGGTGGGCATCAGAGGGTTCTGAGGCTCCGCAGACCCCGCAGGGCAAGGATTTGACCGCTGCCAAGTGCCGTCTCTGAGGGGCGGTGAGTTTATTGTTCACGCAACCTAGACTTTCTCAGGCAGACCTTGGTGCAACCGCAATGGGGTTCTTTCTTGTAGTCCGGTAGGAACCCAAACTTCATGTCTAGGTACTTGGCCTCTATCTCCCGGAGAACCTTGCAGTCTATGCCCATGACCAGCCTATCTCGGCAACCGTGGCATTGCAGATCAAAGATCCGGGAGTCATTTTCGCACTTCTCACAGGTCATGCAACCTTGACCGTTCCGCGCATAACCGCGCTCTTAAAGTCTTGCGGGTGGGTGAACTGGCTCTCATCGATGCCCAGCTCCCGGCCTTTAGCCTGAATCCCTGCCCAAGTCTCATGCCATTCCTTGCCCTGAACTACCCCCGGCAGGGTGACCTTTAACTCGTCAGACCAACGCTCTTGGCGTAGCCATGTCGCAGGGTAGGGGATGAACTGACCATCGTTCTTACGCCATTGGTCTGACCGGCATTGGGCTTCGATTGCCTCTAGTAGCTCGGCTAACTCTGGACGGATCTGGTCGGTCTGCTTCCAAGCCTTCCTCGCGTCACCCTTAGCTACCTTTTTAGGGTAAGCCTTCCAAAAGGTCTCAAAGTCAGTCATTCTCACGCTCCCTAATTGACTTGGCGGCTTCCTTACTAACGTACCCCGCAAGTTTGGCGCACTCAGCTCTCTCGTACTCGACAGCCTTCTTGATCGCCCGCACAACGTACTCTGAGGCGCTTTGCTTGACCTCGGCAACCACGGTCTCAACCAGCTTACCCAGTTGAGCGTTTGAGGCCGTCCACAGGGGTTTTACACCGTCCAAATCCATGCGGATCATTCCTACGCCCAAGGCCAAGTTCTCTATATCTTCACGGTTCATTATTCACCTTGATAAGTTCTTTTTTGCAAGATTATCTGTTTTATAAACTGTTTGCAAGCACCTCAAGACCAAAGAACGACCAACTAGCAAAAACAAGTTTTTGCCAGCCTTACACGGAGATGTATTGCGTAACAACGCTATTCTAGGTAGCCGTGCCCAACACTAGACGGATATAGCGGGTGTCGACCCCGGCTCCGTGGCTACTTATTCCACGGCCTCTATCCCATCCCCGCCTTTTCCATTTGCTGGCGTTTCGCGCAGCCAGCTACCAAATAAAAAGCCCGCATAAGACTAGAGCGTGGCTCTTGGCATGAGCAAAATGGGAACAAATGAGCCGTCAAGCCAACCTCATCAGTTACCACTCTACACACGCCCTAGACTTATACGGGCTTGCTTACTTGACGGTTTGTTCCAACAAGTGCCACCTTGCTGACGGCTCAATTTTATATCCTGTTTAGCCCTGAAGTCAATAACCCCACAAGTTGTAGGGGAATATCAAAATAATTGATAAAAAGTGTTGACATGGGCAGTAAACAGTTTACTATTCATATTACGGTCACTTGATCGTATTTACCGGAGAGAATAAATGAGCAAATACAAATTAAATTGGCAACGTGATGTAGACACAGATGAGCCAGATGTTTTTATCCTCAATCTTCCCGCTGGCTTTCGGCTATACGATGAAATGTGCCATGTGCGCGGATTTGACACACGCAAAGAATTAACAGACTTTGTTAAGTGGGGCGTTGTTCCCTGCGATTGCGCTGAGTGCAATAGGTATTTATCAAGAGCATAATTAACTGGGGCTTGCCCCTTACCGGAGAGAATAAATGACAACATCACCCGCTTGGTCAATATATCGAGACGATCCAGTTGACCATGTACTCAGAGTAACAACCCCCCAAGGCTATTACCACCAATGCGTTCATTGCAAGGGTCGCATCTTTACGTCTGACCATGACTGCCTTGAGCGTTTTATCACCGACCACCAAGACTGTGAGGCAACAAAATGACTGACGCAGAACATCACCAGCAAGAACTTGAGCAACAAGAACAAGAAGAAAAGATAACGATCCAGCACCTAGACCTGATTGCTTACAAGTGTCTAGGCGTTGCCCAAGCAGTTCGTGACCTGAGTTTTATGCGTGACCCGGAGTCGTTTGAGAAGTCTAGAGCCCGCTTAATTGAGCTGGCAATTGAGTTTGATAAAACAAGGAGAAAGTACGATGAGCAAAGCACCAAGCACTAAGATTGACAAAGTAGCGCACCACTTAGTTACCAAGAAAAAAATTACAAGCTGGGAGGCGATCCAGTTGTACCGCGCTACACGCCTAGCCGACATTATTTTTAACTTGCGTAATGAGGGCTGGTTGATCAACACGATTATGATTCAGAAAGACAAGACCCGTTACGCAGAATATATTTTAATCAAGGCGGGAACCAAATGACTAAAGACGAATTTGGTGATTTAATAGGTGGCGCTCTACTTGCGCTAGTAGCAGTTCTAGCAATGTTCATATAGGAGAATAACTTGAGTGCATATAGCAAACTGATGGATGCTCGGATAGCTTTACAAAACGCTAGTCTTAAAAAATCGGGCAAGAATACTTACGCAGGGTATTCGTACTTTGAGCTGGGTGACTTCCTACCCGCGATCCAATCTATATTCCATGAGAAAAAGTTAGCGGGCGTTGTGTCCTTTGGGCTCGACCTTGCGACCCTGACCATCGTAGACTTAGAAGATGGCTCAGAGATCAAGATAACTAGCCCTATGTCCTCGGCAGCTCTCAAGGGTTGCCATGAGGTGCAAAACCTTGGCGCGGTTCAGACCTATATCCGCAGATACCTTTGGGTTTCAGCTTTGGAGATTGTCGAACACGATGCAATCGACTCTGCCCAACCAGTAGAGCCCAAGCCTAAACGTGCTACCAAGTCCAAGGCAGAGCTTGTGAAGTTGATCAATGAAGCATCAAGCCCTGAGATCCTCTCAGTCTTTTGGAAAGCTCTAAGCCCGGAGGAACGTGAGCTGGTCAGGACTGAGGCCGCGCACAAAGGTCAAGAACTAAAGGGGGCTAAAAATGCGTGAGGCCAATCCATTCCAACTTGATGGCAACTGGTGGAACGACCGGCTGGGCAAGCTCACGGCCTCGCGTATGGCGGCGGCTATGAACTTCTTAAAGTCTGGCAAGGAATCCACCGAGCGCGAGAACCTACGCTATGAGGTTGTCGCGGAACGGATCACCAATACCTTTGCGGATAAGTACACGACCAGCGATATGCAATGGGGGGTGGAGCAAGAGGCTGCGGCAAAGGAAAGGTTTGAAAGTGTCTGTGGTTTGATAGTCACGGACACTCGGTTCATAGACCACCCGCGTATACCCTTTCTGGGTTGTTCACCTGACGGATTTGTGTCTGACGGATGTTTGATTGAAATCAAGTGCCCCAAGACTAAGACCCATATGAAGTACATCGCCAACCAAGAAGTCCCTGCGGAATACAAACCTCAAATGACTTTACAGGCGGCGGTCACGGGTAAGGCGGTCTGGTTCGTTTCCTACGACCCGCGCATGGGTGAAGGCAAGGACTTGTTCATCAAGAAGTTCAAACCTACCCCGGAGGAGATCAAGGTGGTCGAGGACGCAGCCGAGCAGTTCTTGGCTGAGTGTGATGCCCTGTTTGATTTCTACAACAACAAAGCAGTTTACTTTGATAAGGATTAAAAATGTTACTAATTGGATTAGCTCGTATCGGTAAAGACCCAGCAATTCGTTATACCGGTGATGGAAAACCCGTCATGGACTTGTCTCTGGCTATGGACTACGGGAAAAAGGGTGCGGACGGAAAACGCCCTACGCAATGGATTAGCGCGACCATGTGGGGTGACCGCGTGGAGAAGCTCCAATCTCACCTAATCAAGGGCCAGAGCCTCTTTGTGACCCTGTCTGAGCCCCACTTGGAGGAATACAAGCGCAAGGACGGAACCACGGGTACTTCGCTCAGGGCACGGTTAAATGAGCTGGAGTTTGCTGGGGCTCCAAAGGACAAGGTGCGCGAGGAGCCAAAAGAAAACTTTGACTCCACCGGCCTAATTGATGACGTGCCTTTTTAGGGGGACTTATGGAAGATATTTCGTCAATGATCATTAAGCTCGACCTAAACCTGTCGGAACTAAAGCGTCTGACCAGAACCCCGGCGTTTAGCGATAACGAAAAAATTACGCAGATCATTTTGGATATGCGCTGGCAGTTATCGCAAGCCCTAACCGCAATAGGTAAGTCAGATGCCGGACAGGATTAAGTGCTGGGCTCTTAAGGATTCAAGAGGCCGCTACGTTCAGATAGAACATGGTGCAATGCCGCAAGAAGCCTTTAAGAACTTGACATTTAGAACACAGCGGGCGGCTAATGAGTGGCTTAGTCGGAACTTGTATTGGTATTACAAGGCCAAACCAGTTCAGGTAATAGTCAACATCAAGGAGGTAGGTGAACCATGACTTTTATTTCTCATTTAGTTGCCGCTGACATTTGGTTTTTTATTTTGTGGATGATTGCGATGATTGCAATGGTCTGCTTTGTTTGCTCACAAAAGGAAAAAAAAGATGAAAAGACTACTGATAGTTCTCGCCCTAACTGGGTGCGCCACAAACCCCGTTGACTATTCTGTGCCGCCACCGGCCCAGAAGCTCATCGTGGATAAAGAAGTCCACGCCATGACCCGTTTGGAGACCGCCAACGCCATCCAAGACTGTCAGGCGGCTAGGACTAGGGCTGTGGTGATTTACGGTCGCAGGGCCGTGGGAGGGGTGACTCGGGACGTAGTTATCGATGTAACTTGCGCCCCGCTGTACTAAAAAAGAACCCCCAAAAGGGGGTCGTAAGGCCCGTAAGGGCAAAGAGAAAGCGTCTTAACTGTAAGCCCTCGTCCCCTGCCGGTCAATGATTAGACTCTGACCGCGTGGGGACGTTTCCGGGGTGTTTGGGACGCTGATGTGCGTCCAGCTATCGAACTCTAGGATGATCTGGTCAAAGGGCACAGAGGCCGCTATACAGGCCTCTACGACCTCCCTAGGTTTCATGCCGGGAACCCGTAGGTCTGCCGCGCACCCAAGCCGGTGCTGGGAGGTGTCCTTGGAGCCCACCGCGTCATTGGTCTGCTTGCCCCGAAAGCCTGAGTTGATCATTACGGGTTTCCCCCCAACCGCAGACTTAACCTTTTCCAATAGCTCCGCGAGACGGATCAGGTTCTCTTTTTCAGCATTTGAGGGAATGTTGAGCCAGCCGTTACGCTCGGCGGTCTCGCTTCGGGTCAGTTCCTCGTAGGAAAAATGCTCACTTAGCTGCATCTTTTTTGCCTTTCATGTCCATGACCTTTTCCAAGGTTCTGCCGCCAAAGTAAAACGACATGACCAGCATCCCCCATTGGCCTAAAAGGGATACAAAGTTGTCAGAGATGTCTAGCCCCATAGCGTCCATGACCGCAAGAGCTAGGTAGGCCGTCAGGATGTAGATGAGCGTCATGGGTCGGATGTTCTTGGATAGCCAAGAGTCCGATTTCATATCCGCTTCAGCTCTCTTAGTCAGGTTGTCTTGCTCGTTCATATCCGCTTGGATCTGGGCAAGCTCACCCTTTTGTTGCATTTCCATAAGCGCAACTTGGGCTCTGGCCTTGGCCTCCGGGTCGGGTAGAACCTTATCTAGGATCTTGCTACCTACCTCTAAAAGCATACCGATTGGGATCATTTTTTCTCCTTCGCTAGGATGGTTGAAGCAATCTGCAACATGGTTTTTGCTTGGTCTAGGTTGGCTGGCGGTGTAGCCCATCCCACGGTAATCTGGCCTATGAACCGGCTATGGTCTGGGGGGACGCTCACCCTGCACCCAAAGGTCATGCCCTTTTCTATGTACCAAAGACCCACCTCGGACTGAGCTGCCCTGTACTCCCCGCAGGGGATCTCGTTAGCCATGAGCGCGACTACGTCTTTATTGTTACCGGCGTTGCTTGTAAATAGGCCAACGTCTAAACCCTCCACGGTTTTGTCACGGCCTTCTTTTGTGTAAGCGCGG